ATTGCTAATTGTAGATGTACAGAAGCTTATATTGAGGTAATAGATGAATGAAATAGAAAGACCAGAGAATCTATCCTATAAGAATGCTCCTATAGAGCTTAAAGAGGATGGAGACACAAGATACATAGAGGCAGTTTTTTCATTATTTGAAACTATTGATAGTGATAATGATGTAACTAAAGCTAATGCTTTAAGATCAGGATATGCAGGGAATAAAGTTCCTTTAGTTTGGAATCATGATTGGAGTAAAGTAATTGGCAGAGGAATTATAGAAACAGATAATCAAAAAGCTGTGTTTAAAGGATATTTCTTAAATACTGAAGCAGGTAAAGAAGCTTATGAAACTGTAAAGGCTATGCAAGATATGCAGCAATTCTCTTATGGCTTTCAAGTAATGAAATCAGAAAAAGGATCTCATATAGATTCTAAAGGAGAGGAAGTACCTGTAAGAGTGCTTCAAGATGTAAAAGTATGGGAAGTATCTCCTGTTTTAGTAGGAGCTCAACAGAATAGCTTTGTACAAGCTCTTAAGTCAGGATTGCAAGATTATGATGATTATGATACAGAGTTTGAGGAAGTTAAAGAACAAGTAGGCACAGATGAATATACAACACAACAAGAAGCTGCTGAGAGAGCTAAAGAGTTAGGTTGTGAGGGAACTCATACTCATGAGAAAGATGATGGCTCTGTAATATATATGCCATGTGCAACACATAATGATTATGTAAATCAAAAAGAACAAAAATATGGCAAGAAAAAATGTACTTATGGTAAAGATGGCAAATGTGCCAAAGAAATGAAACAAGATTTAGAGATTTCAAGTGAATCTGATACAGGTATCAGTAAATCATCCCAACAGGGTATGAGACTTGGAGAACATGCTGTAGCTTCTCTTGAGGAGTTAAAGGCATTCACAGAGAGGATTGAGGATCTTGCTTCCTTAAGAAACTCTGAAAAAAAGACACTTAGCCAGAAATCTACAGAGATGGTATCTACATACATAGCAGGACTTAATGCAATTTATTCTAAATTGGATGATGTTGTTGCTCAGTATGGATATGATCCTGTTAAAGATAATGAGCTATTCATTGATGTTCAAAAGAACATTATGAAAAATAACTAATAGGAGAAAATAATGGCAACATTAAAAGAAATAAGAGCTGAAAAGGCTCTTAAATCAGAGGAACTTGCTAGGATTTTTGATTCTGTTAAGGATATGTCTGAACTTTCATCAGATCAAAAAGAGGAAATCAAAAGTAGAAATGATGAATTAGCTTCTTTAGGAGACAAGATTACTGAATTACAGGATCTTGAATCTGTTAAGAATGCTAACAATGATGATATGGAAGCTTCTAAAAAAGTTTCTGGAATGCCTGTATATGGAGAGCCAGAAGTTGAAGCTCCAAAATCACTTGGACAACAATTCTTAGAATCAAAGGCTTACAATTCCTTTGTAGATCATGGTATAAAGAATGTGCCTTTTGAGGCAAAAACTACAATGACTACTTCTGTTTGGACTAGAGATACTGTTTATAGTCAGGTTATACCTGCTATAGAGCCAGATCCTAATCCTGCATTAGATCTAGTAGATTCTATAAATACTGATCAAACAACCTATTACTTTTTGCAAGAATCAGCAACAAATAATGCTGCAGAAAAAGCAGAAGCTGCTGCAGCTCCAGAGGATGCTTTTACTTATAGTGCTGTTACAGCACCTGTAAGAAAATTCATCACAACTTTGCCTATAACAGCAGAGTTGCTTGAGGATCAAGCAGGAGCTAGAGCATATTTTGATGGCAGACTTGCAAATCATGTAATGCAAAGACTAGAAAAACAATTTTTAGTTGGTGGTGGTGTAGCTCCAGATGTTAAAGGACTTACACAACAAACAGGAATTAATACAATCACTTACACAGCAGGAGCTTATCCAGCTAATGCAGGTGGTAAATTAAGAACAATCCTACAGGGTATTAAAGATATTGAAGTTAATGGAAAATTAGCTCCAGATGCTATCTTGATGTCTCCTGCTGCTTATGAAGCACTTGCAGGACAAGTTGATGGCAACAATAACTTTATGTTAGGTGTTTCTGCTCAAGCAGGAAGCCCAACTATCTGGGGATTGCCTGTTGTTAAATCATCACAAATTGGTGGAGCTGTATCTACTACTATTGATGTAGTTGTAGGTAAGTTTGGTGGATCTTTAGCTGCTAACCATGTTTTCAGGAGAGGAATGGAATTACAAATTTCAGATTCTGCTGCAGATGGGGACTTTGGCAAAGATATATTAACTGTTAAAGCATCTTTAAGATATGCTTTAGCTGTGTATAAGCCACAAGCTTTCACAAGAATTAATGATATTGAATAATAGATAATTAATATGGAAAATAAACAGAGTCAATCTTTTGTTATGACTAATGAAGTGATTGGCTCTGCTTTCCATGAGGAGAATGTAAATATGAAATTTATAGAAAAAGAATCAGATTTTGTTTGGCAAGATAGTGCCACAGGTAAGTTTGGTAAAGGCAAAAATTGCCCATTCCAAAGTGGAGTTCTAATAGCAAGTATGGGAGATCCTGTACCTGATGTTAAGATTGCACCTAAAAAAGCTGCTGCACCTAAAACAAAAGCTGTAAAACCATCAGAAAATAAGTAATTAAAAGGAGTTAGATATTGAGTCATCAATATGTAGATAAGAACACCTTAAAGACTTGGATGGGCTTATCAGGATCAACACAAGATACAAATTTAGATTATGCACTAGATGCAGCTTCTGCTGCTATTGATGCTTTCTGTGGTAGGCAATTTACTATATCTGCTGCAGTAGAAACTAGATTGTATGATTGTGAATTCATGGATTATGCAGATATTGATGATATTGCAACAACTACAGGGCTTATAGTTAAAACACTTAATGCTGATGGCTCAGTTGCTGAAACACTTACTTTAAATACAGATTATTATTTAGCTCCTTATAATGCAGATAAAGTAGATCCTATATTGCCATACACAAAAATAATTATGGCTATAGAGAAATCAGGTAAAGTTTTACCTACAGAACATAGACAGGGTTTATCCATTACAGCTAAGTTTGGTAGCCCAATACAAGAGGGAGCAAATGCTGTTCCTGCTGCAGTTGCACAAGCTACACTAATTCAAGCTTCAAGATACTTTCAGAGAAAAAATAGCCCAATGGGTTTTTCTGGTAATCCAGAAACAGGACAACCTGCTGTGGTATTTTTATCAGAATTAGATCCAGATGTTAAGAACTTAGTTAAAACATTTAAGAAAACAACAATAACTCTTGCATCAGGGAGACCATATGTTGGACTTACTGCTATAAATACCAATAGACAGTATGATCTATGAAACTAACACTAAATGGAGCTTTAGATCTTAGTAGATCTATTAATTCACAATCTATTTGGAATAAAAGAAGTAATGACTTCTTTAATGACTTAGCAAGAGAACTTAAACAAGATTCTTTAAATGCACTAGAAAACAAGCCATCTCCTAGATCACAAGCAGGTAGAGGAAACAAAAACACAGGTAAGACTAGGAGATCAGTATTTACAGCTAAACTAGGGAACACAAATAGACTTAGAATGTCTGAGGGCTTTAAATTAGCTACAGATCTTAACTATGCACCTTTTATTCATGGTAAGCCAATATATAGAGGATTTAGCCCAATAAAAAGAACAAAGCCATTTTTTCCTCCATATCAAGAGGGATCAAGCCTAGCTAAATGGGCTAAGAGAGGACAACCTAAGATGAATCCTTTTCTTGTTGCTAGAGCAATATCTAAGAGAGGTTTAAAGATGAAGCCATTTATTGGTGGTGTTGTCTATGAGAAACAGAAAGAGATTAAAGAGGGAGCAGAGAATATGTTAAGATTAATAGCAAGAGATATAGCTAGGAGTGTTAAGTAATGGCTTTATTAACAAGTATTAGAGATGGCTTAAAAACAAGATTAGAAACAATATCTGGACTTACTGCAAGTGAGTTTGTGCCAGA